GACTCGTTCCTCGCGCACTCGAAGAGCCTGGATGCCTGGGTGGACAACGACAAACTGCACTTGCAGGAGGCCGGCGTGGATCCGGAGGTGTATATCGACAATGAATTGTACCCGATTCCTATCGTGACACGTACCGACATCCCGCACGAAATCGTACTGAAGCGTTTCGATACCGAGAACACGGTACATATCAACGCCATCGAAATCGAAGAGTCCGCCGAAAAACGCCAGAGCGTGATCGAGGGACACCGCAACTCGCTCCGGCAGAAGTTCGCACGCCTGGCTGCCTTCAACTGGGCTCCGGCCGCTA